CCAATATCCGTTAACTATCCGTTCTTTTTCAAACCGATACAAGATGGTATGGATCGACCAAAAACCGAACTGGCCTATCGTGTACCCGCATCCAGACTTACTAGACGTAAAATCACGAGTACGAGTGAGAGGCCCGAGGAGCTCACAGGACTGGACACCACCATCGACTGGAAGAATACAGGTGACAACTCCTACGATGGAGAGAAGCTTAAACTCCTCGTCCATGATGAGTCGGGGAAGTGGGAGCGGCCGAACAACATCCTCAACAACTGGCGTGTCACGAAAACAACATTAAGATTAGGTAGTAGAATTATTGGTAAGTGTATGATGGGTTCAACAAGCAACTCATTAGATAAAGGCGGTAATGAATTTAAAAAATTATACTATGACTCAGACGTCACAAAAAGAAACCGCAACGGACAGACTAGCTCGGGACTATATAGTTTGTTCATACCTATGGAATGGAACTACGAAGGATTCATTGATTCTTTTGGATTACCTGTATTGGAAACGCCAGACACAGAGGTTGAAGGACCTTATGGCGATATAATAGATATAGGTGTTATAGCGCATTGGCAAAACGAAGCAGATGGTTTAAAAAATGATCAAGATGCTTTAAATGAATTTTATAGACAGTTTCCAAGAACTGAAGAACATGCTTTCAGAGATGAAACTAAAAATAGTATATTTAATTTAGTAAAGATATACGAGCAAATAGATTATAATGAAATAAATCCTAAACCTATACAAGGTAGTTTTGTTTGGGAAGATGGTATAAAAGATACTAAAGTAAAATTTTATCCAGACAAAACAGGTAGATTTAATATAGCTTGGGTACCTCCGCTTGAATTACAAAACAGTTATTTTATAAAAAATGGTACTAAATATCCAGGCAACGAACACATAGGAGCTTTTGGTTGTGATAGTTATGATATATCAGGAACTGTAGATAATCAAGGATCAAAAGGTGCTTTACACGGTTTAACTAAGTTTAGCATGGAAGACGCTCCACCTAATACTTTTTTTCTTGAATATGTAGCTAGACCAGCTACAGCTGAAATGTTTTTTGAAGATGTATTGATGGCATTAGTATTTTATGGTATGCCATTATTAGCAGAAAACAATAAACCTAGACTTTTATATTATTTAAAACGTAGAGGTTACAGAGGTTACTCAATGAACAGACCAGATAAATTATGGAATAAATTATCAACAGCTGAAAAAGAAGTTGGCGGTATACCAAACTCAAGCGAAGATATTAAACAAGCTCATGCTGCTGCAATTGAAAGTTATATACAGCAACATGTAGGTTTAAAAGAAAATGGTGATTACGGTAATATAAATTTTAATACAACATTAAACGATTGGTCAAAGTTTGACATAAATAATAGAACAAGGTTTGATGCTACTATTAGCTCAGGTCTTGCTATAATGGCTTGTAATAAAAACTTATATCACCCTAAACCAGCAAGAACTCAAGCCAAAGTAGAGTTTGGTTTTACTAAATACGACAATAAAGGTATGTTATCAAAAATAATAACTAATGATTAAAACGCAAAAAAAGTCTACATTTCCAAGCCAGGCAGTGCCTGACGCTGAGAAGTCTAGTAAAGAATATGGTTTGCAAGTTGCAAGAGCCATAGAAGCCGAGTGGTTTAAACGCGACAGCGGTAGCGATAGATATTATGATATGCAAATGCGTAATCATGAACTTAGATTATACGCAAGAGGAGAACAATCAATACAAAAATATAAAGATGAGTTATCAATTAATGGTGACTTAAGCTATTTAAACTTAGACTGGAAACCAGTACCTATTATACCTAAATTTGTAGATATAGTAGTTAATGGTATAAACGATAGGTTGTACGATATTAAAGCTTTTTCAATTGATCCATTAGCAGCACAAGAGAGAACAGAGTATATAGAAGCTATGCTAGAGGATATGAGGTTTAAAAGTTTTAAACAAACAGTTGTTGATGAAACAGCTATAAATACTTTTAACAACGATCCTGAAAAATTACCAGAAAATGACGAAGAGCTTGCGGTTCACATGCAGCTCGATTACAAGCAATCAATTGAAATAGCTGAAGAAGAAGCTATAAACAATGTAATGCGTTTAAATAAGTATAATTTAATTAAGAAAAGATTAGATTATGATTTAACTGTTTTAGGTATTGCTGCTTGTAAAAACAGTTTTAATACTGCAGAAGGTATAAAATTAGAATATATAGATCCTACTAACTTAGTTTATTCTTATAGTGAGTCTCCATATTTTGATGATTTATATTATGTTGGTGAAGTTAAAAGAGTACAGATAAAAGATTTAGCTAAACAATTTCCTAACTTAACTACTGAAGAGTTAGAAGAAATTGAAAAGAGATATGAAAGTGCTACGTATGATAGATATATATATTACCCACAAGACAGTAACGAAAAAGGATACGTAAACGTTTTACATTTTGAATATAAAACTTTTCATCATCAAGTTTATAAAGTAAAACAAACTAGTAGCGGTGGTGATAAAGCACTTAAAAAAGATGACACATTTAATCCGCCAAAAGATCAAAGAGCTAGATTTCAAAGAGTTTCAAGAGCAATAGAAGTATTATACAGCGGTACAAAAATTGTAGGTTATGATACTTTGCTAGAGTGGAAAATGTGTGAAAACATGACAAGACCTAAGTCAGATATTACTAAAGTAGCTATGAGTTATAATATAGTTGCTCCACGTATGTATAAAGGTAGACCAGAGTCTTTAGTAGCTCGTATGATTACTTTTGCTGACATGATACAGTTAACACATTTAAAACTACAACAAGTAATGTCAAGAGTAGTACCAGACGGTGTTTATCTTGATGCAGATGGTTTAGCTGAAATAGATTTAGGTAATGGCACAAACTATAATCCACAAGAAGCATTAAACATGTATTTCCAAACTGGTAGTGTTATTGGTAGATCAATGACACAAGATGGTGATTTTAATCAAGGTAAAATGCCTATACAAGAATTAAGATCAAGTGGAGGTCAAGGTAAAATATCTAGTTTAATACAATCATACAACTACTATTTACAAATGATAAGAGATGTAACCGGATTAAACGAAGCTAGAGATGGTAGTATGCCAGATCAAAAATCACTAGTTGGTTTACAGAAACTAGCCGCAGCTAATAGTAATACAGCTACAAGACACGTATTACAAGCAGGTGTTTATCTAGCTTTAAAAACAGCTGAAGCAGTATCATTAAGAATATCAGATGTATTAGAATATTCTAACACTAAAAATCAATTTATATTATCATTAGGTAGATTCAACGTAGGTACATTAAACCAAGTTAAGGAATTACACTTACATGATTTTGGTATATTCTTAGAGTTAGCGCCTGATGAAGAAGAAAAACAAAGATTAGAAAACAATATACAAATGGCAATGCAGCAACAACAAATTGGTCTGCAAGATGCTATTGATATTAGAGAGGTTAAAAATTTAAAACTTGCTAATCAGTTATTAAAAGTAAGACAAAAGAAAAAACAAGATAGAGATAGAGCTATACAACAAGAAAATATAAAAGCTCAATCAGACTCTAACGCTCAAGCTGCACAAGCGGCTGCGCAAGCTGAAATGCAAAAAGAACAAGCACTAGCTGAAAGTAAGATTAGTGTTAACCAAGCTCAGTTAGAGTTTGATATTAAAAAAATGGAAAGAGAAGCTCAAATTAAAATGCAATTAATGGAAACAGAATTTGATTTTAATATGAAGCTTAAAGATAGCGAAAGACAAGTGATTAAAGATAAAGAGAAATACAAAGAAGATCGTAAAGACGAGCGTACTAGAATACAAGCTAGTCAACAGTCTGAGTTAATCGATCAAAGAAAAAAAGACTTACCAGCTAAAAAGTTTGAGTCAAAAGGCTTTGACAATTTAGGTGGTTTTGGCTTGGAACAATTTGATCCAAGATAATTTTACTAATTTTATAATATTATATTATGGCAGAAAAACAAGAAGCGGTTGATCAGTCAGTTGAAGAAACTAAAGTTGAAGAAACTAAAGTTGAAGAAACTAAAGCTGAACAACCAAAAAAAGATACTGGCTTCCAGGAAGACGGTACTTACAAAGTAGATTTAACTAAACTTGGCAATGAACAAGAAGAAAAAGTTGCTGAAGAAAAAGTTGAAGATAAACCTGTTGAAGAAGTAGTTGAACAAACTACTCAACCAGAA